GTATTTTCGACAAAAAAGGTAAAGCAGTCATCGATAAAAAAACTAAGGAAGCAAAAACGATTCCGGACCCTAAGTGGATTTTATTCGAGAAGTGTATGCGCGGGGACGCTAGTGACAATGTGTTTTCGGCCTATCCCGGGGTCCGCACTAAAGGAACTAAGAATAAAGTGGGGCTCACAGAAGCCTTTGCAGATAGGGAAAGTAAAGGGTTTAACTGGAATAATCTCATGTTACAACGATGGGTTGACCATAATGGTGTCGAACATCGAGTTTTAGATGACTACCTGCGTAATGTTACCTTGGTTGACTTGACTGCACAACCCAACGACATTAAGGAAAAGATTGCCACCACCATTGTACAAGGTGCACGCCCGTTAAGTCGTCCCATGATTGGTGCACAATTTTTAAAATTCTGTGGCCGATTTCAATTGAATAAAATGAGCGAGCAAACAAATCAATACGTCAGTTTCCTAGAAGCGGCGTATCCCATAAAGGAATAACATGACCGAACTAGTTGCAAAAACTGTTGTAAAAAACAAGATATGGATTGTGGAAAGTAATCACGCCAAAGTTGGAAACATCATGATGGTGGACGAAGGCGGGGTGGTCTATGTGCACGACGATCAACGTGAAATGTTTCCCAGCATTAAAATACTAAGTCAAAAATACAATATAACATTTCTTCCAGCAGAAAAGAAAAAAGTCACAGTTGAGCATGATGTGTACGGATTTCCCACCAGTACCAAGCCGCACAATCAAATACTAGACATACAACGCTACCTGCCGATATATACAAAAAATGCCAAAAGCAAAAGTTGTTTTTGTGCAGGACATTACATAGTAAAATATAATGCTGTCTGGGTTCGAGAGTTTTGTCCAAAGTTGATAACGCTAAATCGTTATGAGTATCAAGGACCATTTCGAACACAAGAGCGTGCAGTGGCTGCAATGAAAGAAGCAAATGAATAACAGTTTGCCATTTCACATACGTGCATTCAATGATCGTGTGAGAAACATGAATCAGAGTAACGCAAAATTATTGACCATGACCGCAGATGAAGCACGAAATCTTCATACCGAAATATATAACTTGCTGACGTTCTTAACAACATTGGCCACAGAAGCAAAAAACAGTAACGAAACTGTAACAATCCAAGTTGATGGCGGTAGGTTTAAATAATCTGCGTATTTATTGATAAATAAACTGTACATCAAGGAACAGTTTTATGAGTCGACCAAAGCCAAAAGTATTACTAGATAACGTAAACAAAACCACATACAAAAGCGAACAGATTCTTGCGGCCGAAGGTATCTATGCAGTATTCTATGATAATGCGCCGGTTAATCTTCGAAGCAGTAATTCTTTAATCAGCTATCCAGGACCAAAATATCGCAAGTGCAGTTTTAGCAATCCTGGTCATGCAATCAATCTTTGCAAAAAACTCAATACCTTGTTCAAGTCGGATAAATTTTCAGTTGTACTGTTAAAAGCCGGTGACACCATCTACAAACCTTAGACAGTACTGGCAGGATCAGTTCACTAGTGGAATAGATCTAGATCCCGAAAAATGGCCACAATTTTGGTCCAATCCAATTAATCCCACCAGCCTAAGACTCAGCCGAGATGGTGTTAAATGGATATCAATGATTAAAAAATTTCCACAGTATCGGTTAAAAACTGCACACGCAGTCTATCCCAAGCATCTGTTACAATTGGAAAAACTGTTGACCACTCCTTATGCAATCGGATATGGTAATACTTTAGTATTAATCGACGAAGCCACTTACATCATGCTTCAACTACATGCTGGCAATCTAGCACAATATCTAGACAATTTAGATAGCCAAAACTCTTGACCTTTAATGGCTGGTATTGTATAATAGATGCAACCTAACACGTTTAGGGAAGTCGAAAGACAAAATACATTATTTTTAAAGGATCAAAAATGACAACCCAATCAGTAACTACACCTCAGCGCACAGTTTCTCGAGGTGCAAATCCATTTGCGGCTATTGTGAAGCAACAAAATACAGCCCTTACTCCCACCAATACCAGCATTTATGAAAGTCTACAAATACGTGGGGATAGAGTATTTGCTAATACAAAAGTACAGGAAGCAATAAAAAATCTCAAGGCACGGCTGAATGGTGAAACCTATAACCAAAAGCATTTTGGCGAGCTAGTGTTGGTCCGTTGGGGCGACCTAGACATGAACGTTGAAATTCAACGTTTGGAAGATGCCTTGCATATTGCAGAACAAATTATTCCAAAATATGATCCGCGTATTGCCATGCCAGTTATGTGTACTAGACTTAAAAATGGTAGATACAGTGCGTGGGAGGGTCAACAAACTTCTTGTACATTCTATGTCTTACACAAAGCCGGAATCATTGACGACGATACTCTGATTCAAGTCAAGGCATTTGATGAAGATTTAGTAGTTCCAGGAACTACACTGCAAGGAGAAGCAGTTGGTAATTTGGGTTTCCGTATTATTAATGGTGGTGGACGTAAAGGTATTGATGCATATCATTTGCATCGTAGTCGTGTGAATGGTGTAAGACTTTATGATTCCAAATTCCGTGAGGACGTACAGAGCGAAGAGATTCAGCAAATTCTTGAACGGCATCACATGTTCCCGGCCAAGGCCAGTAATGCCGCACGTAATCAGGCCACTCCAGGCATGGTTACTTACATTCATGGACTTAACTTGGTTGCGGCGCATGACACAGAAAAAAAAGTGTTTGACCTTGCCAAGAAAGATCTCGACTGGGCCTTGGCCTGGCACGACAGATATTACAGTGGCGAAAAAGGTGTTGATGGTGGTATCATTCTTGCGTTTGGTAGACTAGCGGCGGCGGCAAGAGGTAGCAAACCTGCTATCAAATTGGATCGTGCAACCGAAGACGATTTATACAATTTGTTTAGAGCCAAATATGGATCACCAAAGGGATTTACAAAAGATTGTAAAGAACGTTTAAAACGTTTCCAAATTGCAAATAATCTTGCTGAATCCTGGAGTGACAATTGCTTGACACCAATCTTGGTCATGGACTATATCAACTGGGGTGGTAAATGTGCTTTACCGCAAGTTCACGGAATGACTACATATGCAGGAATCTAAAGCACACTATTTGTACTTGTGGAGACACAAGTACGTAGATCCCGATTCAAACGAAATTGTTGAACGCACCTGCTTTGGCATTACCGGTAACCCGATGCGTCGTATTCAAGGCTATGAAGGACATGTTGGGCACCGAGTAAAGTTTAGTGCATTGTGGACCGGTCCCGAACGCTTGATACGAGAGCTAGAATCTCAAATCAAAGGTCACAGTGAAGGTTTTAGATTTGCTGGGACTGGTAATTTCAAATACGAATGGATAACCGAAGAAGTGCCGTATGATCAGTTATACGACTGGATCGAATTAACATTGACCAAAAGTGTCGACGGTGTTACAGCTGTTGATCCTGCAACCATCACATGGTAACCGAGTATTACAATCAACTGTGTGCCGAGTGGGCCTTCACACCCACTCAGGATGTCTGCACCGGCTATGAATCTGTGGAAAAGGATCTAAGACGATTAACCAAACAGTCTTGGGATCAGCAAAATGAATCAGGCCGACAAGCAATTGAAAATGCTGCTTTTGACATATATCGAAGTGTAGGCATATTGCCCATAGAGTATTACACCCTAGAAGGCTTTCGGCATGCCACTAGAGATCTGTCTCGTATAAACAAAGCAGTGGTTGATGGTAAACTTGGTGGCGGAGGTCCAGGACAAAACTTGTCGCGTTTTTGGTTTCCCAACATGCAGGATGCGGCTTGGAATACCAATGACACTGTGAGTTTAAAAAGCAGATTCTGGCATGATGCCAAGCTACGACGTGCTATCAAGATCTGTTACAAGTTTCGTGACAACGGCAACAAGGCGGTTTTCCCCAACTATCTTAGAACTGCGCTCGAGCTGGTGAATGGCGGAACCATACAAAACTTCAAGGTCATGAACGCTAGAGCCATTTGGGAACATATTTGTCCTACACTGTTTGGTGATTTGTTAGATTTTAGTTCCGGTTATGGTGGACGCATGATGGGTGCCATGACCAGTAGAATGCAGTACAACTATACTGGAATAGATCCCAATACCAAAACTTTTGCAGGTCTGCAAGCACTAGGTGAATTGATTGCAGGCGAGGGCATGAGTTCGGGATTTACCATGCACAACACAGTAAGTGAAGAATTTGATCCTGACCCGGGTCGTTATGATGCTGCTTTTTCAAGTCCGCCCTATTTCAATCTTGAACGCTATTGCGACGAGCCCACACAATGCATGAACCGGTATAAAGAATTGGATTCATGGTTTGAGGGTTATGTGACTCCTACCATTCGAATGTTGCACCGTGCCCTGTCCGCAGATGGAATATATGCGGTCAACATTGCCGACTATCGACATGGTAAGAACTCTTTTGTCATTGTCGAACCCTGGATTGAGTTAAGTGAAAAGTTGGGATTTAGGCATGTGGAAACTGTGCACATGATATTGCCAGTGCGACCCGGAGTTGGCAATAATAGACTGGAAAAAACGCACAAGGCTGAAGGAATTTATATATTCAAAAAGTAATACTCTAGTACTAGTTTTTGTTGCAGTTTTACAACGCCCGTTTTTGCTCAGAAATGGGCGTTCTGCTATAATAAGATATAGTGAAAAACAAGGAGTTGAAAATGACGACAGAAACTTATGCTCGTTTAAGCGAGAAAGAAAAGCAAGAAGTGCGTATGTATGGTGTCACAGAAGCCGGCATGCGTGAAGCAGTTGAATCTAGCATTACTTTTAAGTTTAGTGGCCCTGCAATGGTAGTAGCCAGTTACCTAAGTGATGCACAAGAAATGATGGCATACGAGCAACCTGACTTTAACACTATCGAAGATCAGCGTCAGTTACTGAATCGTGC